ACCAAAGGCATAGTTTCAGAAGCACATAGCATTTGGATTAGCCACTTTGGATATACATTTTAAGATGTCTTACGACATCTGTATTTCGCTATCGCTCATACCTTTTATTCTTAACTAGAGTTAATTGATTTCTCTTACATACCCTTCGCGTATCATCCTGATTTAAGTCATAATTCACCTATCCGCAGGCAAATCATGACCTACACATCATCCGTGTTAGCGTCATACTAATCAAAAGAGATTTCCTACGAACGGAGGTGGTCAGCCGGTGCCCCCTACTCTAGATTCATCTGGCGGTTGCTGTGTAGTCCGTGATTAGCCAAACTACATCAACACGTGGGTTGCTTTTTCTCAGTGCCCACATCATTTAGTTTTTAAACTTAGTTGCTGTTTCGTCGTCCCGTTCCTGAGTCTTCTCTCAGGAGTTCCACATGGTAAACCATGATCGCCTCGTAGGACACAGAAATACATCTGCATCGGTGACTGTTATTTTAAATCTTCTAGTAATACGTCTTTAACAGAGCCTATACCAAGTCGAATGTTAATAATGCCGTTGTAATTGTCATCACGTAACAGCACGTTCTCTTTCATTTGATAGTAGCACTCCAAATAATTTGTTGAGCCTTTGGATTTGCACAAATGGATTATTTGCCTTGAGAATTTGTCTTTGCCTAATTTTTCTATATCTGCCTGCAGTCGGTCACTGGAGCCCCAGTAGTCCTTCCAATCAGATTCTGCCAATGATCTTCTTTTGTTTTTCTTGCCTTTGAGTGGTGGACGAGTGACCTTGCGCCAAAAGAACTTCTTGCCGATGTAGTCATGTCCGTTGGTAGTGTTTGTGATCCTATAGACGAAACCATAATTGTCGCTGATATCTTCAGAGTCGAAGACTTTATCCTGATACATCCACGGATTTTCGTATGACAATGTGTTTCCTTTCTAATAGAGTTGTAGCACTAACATTTATGCCGAGTAATCTAGGCCACAGTAAAAAGTGACCTCCTCAATGACGGTGTTGGGATTTACATCCAAAGAATACTTAATGAAATCAATGATATCTTTGGTCTGTATGCCATTGCCCGTCCAGTTATCACGAGAACGTGATAATTCAGTGTCAAGCCTGTCAGGACTGATCAACGTAGTCCTAAATTTGACTTTGTTGTCCTTAAAGGCACGAGTGCATTGTTGACTAGCGTGTCTCAATGCTGACTTGGCTATCCTGTAGGTTTCCCAATCAGGATCTGGAGCGACTATCGTCTTTTCGCCAATACTGCCTATGTTAAATATCCAACCTTTTTTGTTGTGTTCACGCCACTGCTTGTATACTTCTAGCAGTAAGTTAACTTGACCAAAGTTAGCCCAGTCTTCTTGTGGGGGACCATCAAATGCGTTGTTGATAAAGACATCATATTCCAAACTTTTCTCTGCTATTGCTTGGATGTCCTTGGTAATGTCAAAGCCTGACTGTCTACTTATGCCGTCAGCAGAAAATTCGTTCTTTATGTCCAAGCCTAGGCCTCTGTTGTCTCCAGTTACTAATATTTTCATCTTGTTTGGTCCCATACCTTTGTAAATTGTTTGCCACAAGTCATAGCACATTCAAAAATTCTCTGATCATTTGACCAAGTGTCAATTAGGTCTGACCAGAAAGGATTTTTAAATATATCCTCTATACTATAATTGTGTATGTCCAAGTTGTCAAGTCCATACTGTTCTAAAAATGTTCTTACTTGATTACGACCATCTACAGTGTGTCCCTTGTTAGCACCCGGCAGTGTGCCATCTCTAAACCTAGCATCATAGAGGTTATGATTAAAGAAGTTACAGGGCAACAAGACACCTTGTGCGTTCATAGCAACTTTCTTACCGTGTAGGCTATCACAATGTATGTCTGTGGTCTTAAAATACTGCTGTAGGTCGTTATATTGCTTTTTAAGTTCTGGTAACTTGATAACACTTTGATTACGCCATTGTTCACTCACAGGTGGCTCTAGCGTATATTCAACTTTGCCCTGCATGTTCTTAACAGGCCACGAATCTAGTTCACGCTCTTCTCCATGATGGAAGAAACGACCAGTCTTACGAGCAAGGAACTTAAAGAAGCCCATGTCTTTAGCAATCTGTTCTGCTTCACTAACTTGATGTTCGTTGTGTTTGAACACAATCATTTGCCACACAGCACGACCGCCTGCTGATATAAATGCTTCTGCGTTTTCTATAACTTTGTCATAGTCTACGTGTTTGCGATACAGGTGTAGAGTATCTTCAAGACCATCTAGTCCAAAGTCAACTTGACCATATCCATTCATTATCTCAGCCATCTCACGCCAATAGTCTTGATTATGGGCACCACCATTGGTATGCACATACAACCACAAGGTAGGATTCTTACGACGGAAGTCTCTCAGTATATCTAGAAACTCTGGATGCACTATGGGATCGCCATAACTGCCACAGAAGAACACTTGCCTTAATCTGTTACATAACTCAGGTGTGAACGCACGATCAATTACATCACGTTCCAAGTGAACTAAATCCATATAAGGATTTAACTTGCCACCTAGATCATTGCGAGGACACTGTGGGCAACTAGCATTACAGTATGTGGTAATTTCAATCTGATATTCGTCTATTGTGTTGTAATCAAACTGCATCAACGTCAGTTCCGTATGTGGTAAAGCCGTTTTCTTTCGTAACAGTCATAATATTATTAACACGACCTGCTAGTTCATCTTTGTGTGATACTAGCCATATTGATTTGTTTTGTTCTCTTGACATTTTCTTAAGTATAGCCAGTGCTGATTCAACTCCGCTAGAATCCATACCCGAATCAATTAGTTCGTCGATGAATAGTAAGTTAATAGGGTCATACAGGCTCTCATACACGTCACGGAATGACCAAGACAGTGAGAGTATTAATCTATTACGTTCACCTCTACTTAAATTGTCAAAATCTAACTCACGGCCAAGTTCGGTTATCTCTACTGACAGATCGCTAAGGAAGGTGACTGTGTGTGGCAGTCCGATCTTGTCAAGATAATAACTTAACCGTGAATTAAGATAACTCAAGTTTTGGTCAATGATGCGTTTACGTATGAATGAATCCTTGTTGGTCAACAGTTTCTGTAGGAACTCCTGATGCTCTCTCAGTTTAACTAGAGAGTTGATCTCATCGTAGTTGAGTTCTTGCTCAGCCGTTTCTTCCATTTCCTCTATCTGTTCCTTGTATGGGTCTGCTTCTTCCTGTTTTGATTTTAATTGTGCTTCTAATGTGGTAATTGAACTCTTATGTTCAAAAGCATCCTGCTCATTTGCGTAGAATACTTCTGGGGCAAAGCCAACATCACCAAGTTCTGTTAATGCGTCTGTAAGTTGCTGTAAGGTCGCTGTGTGCGTTTCTACATCTTGCTTAACTCTAACTAGTGTGGCTTGTTTTTCTTCTAATTGGGCAACGTGCTTGTCGTCGTGTATTTCTTGTCCACAACTGTGACACTTATGCTCTTTTAATAATTGTATATCTTGTTCTAGTTTAACAACGTTGCCTTGTTCACGGTTAAGATCACGTTCAGTTCTTGAAATAGCATCTGTGATGTCATCATGATCTTTTTTACGTTGTTTAAACTTGGCAAGTTCCTTATGGTTAGCAAGTTCCTTGTCAATGTTGATCTCTTCGAGTTTTGCTAGTCCTGCTTCTAAGTAGTCTACATCCTCTTCTTTTTTTTGTGCCCAAAGTTTTTGCCTACGCTTCATAGATTCCACTTGTTCTTTTAATTTTTCATTGGCATCTTTTTGGGCATCGATTCTTATTTCTTCTTCTTTGATCTTATCTCTGGTCTCTTTTAATCTTTCCTTGAGGGCATCCGCTTTTTCTGAAAGCATGGTAATGCCGAGTAACTGTTCGATGATATCTTTTTGATCGTTTGCTCTAAGATTAAGGAATGGTTCTGTATAGGTGTTCAATGCCACCAAATGTTTGAACATCTCATGGCTCATGCCCAGCATGTGTTCTATTGCCTTTTGTGTCTCTCGACTATCACCCTGTGCCATGTCTGTGATCTCTTGTTCGTCATCGCCTACAAAGAAACGCATGACATTTTTCTTACGTCCGCGTTCTATTTTATATATTTGTCCGTCGTGTTCAAAA